ACATGACCAAGTGCCTGCAACTACAACACCTTCAACAATTCTTGCAGTGATTGTAATGTCGTGCGCCTCTGTCGGTTCATTGCATAGTTGACAGATAACTGTATCAACCATAGGAATTTCCTCGACATTGACCCATCCATCGGCTGTGTGCAATTCTGCAAATCCCATTATACCCTCGCTTTCTGAGGTTCCCATTTGCCATTACTTGAAATGTTGTACCAAATCGGCGGACATTGATCCATGCCACCAGTCTGCCCCTTAGACTGGCATGTCATGCGACCCCACTCTTTGTTGTTCTTTGCACTTATTCCTGTTTGCCATATCATCTCACCATGAATACATGAGGGAACATCTAGTTGCGTATTGACAATTTCTGCAATTACTGCTTGTTCCTTAAAAGATGTATTCCAGTAATCCACATCAACTGGCTCTTTGACTATCTGTAAAGCTGGATGATTAGGTGCAACCTTGCTCATTTCTTCCCTGCTAGGCCGCTTTCCTTTAGGAGCATAACCCGCATTTGCAAGCGCTCTGCCAATAGCAGATGTCTCGCAATTCTCCAATGCAGAAGTTTGATTGACCCCGCGAGTGCTAACTGTTTCCTCCGCGTACCCTGTCGCCCATGCGATGCTATCTTGGCTAGTCTTAAAGAGATATGCCTTAACAATATATCTACTAGCTTCCACAACTTCCAACTCAGTGCTAATACGAAAATCTGGATAGTCCTTAATAAACTTTTCAAGTCTCACCTCAACTGGTTCGTAATCGGCTAAATTAAACATAGAGTGCATTCTCCTCTGTCTTAAGTTGTCCAGCGATTGCTAGATAACTGGCTCCATCAATCCAAGAATCGACTCTTGATCCATCTTCAATTGTCCTTGCAATTTTGACGAGCGACAAGATAACTGCAACTTGGTAATCTTCCACTGGCATTTCAAGGTAGGCACTGATAAGTCGTGCTGCTCGTGCCATATTGTCACTTGGGTGGCCGTAAGCGAGTCCTCTGTCTGAGTAAAGGTCAGTGGCAGAACTAAGTATTTCTGCATGTTTCATTCTTGCCAGAAATCTGCTCGATTGACTGCTCTGCCTTTGTGCCAGCCATCACGATGGCCACGATCATAGGCCTCTTTGTAGGCAGATACTGCCATCACGATAAAGCTGATAGCTGCACCAATAAGGCAGATAATCAGCAACTTCTCATTATTTGTCATTTCGTACCTATCTGTGCCAATGCCCTTGATTGGCTACAGGATTAGTGTTGCATAGAGTCCAGACTAATTAACGAACATTTGTATAACGAAATGGTAACAAATCTGACTCGTCAATCATAGTGTCAATGGTGCGTACTACATCAAGCGTAAAGTCGTCCATATAGGGTAAATGACCCATCTTTGTTTATAGGGACTAGCATCGGGCTAACGCGGTCTCCATGTGTCTCAATGACTGCCACGCTCATCTGCCAATTAGCGCTTCCAGCCTTCAAATAAGAGGCTTTCTTCTTGTCCATGACATTTCCTGCCTCTAAGCCCCAAAGAGTCCTGTATGAGGCTCCTATGCCTTCTGTGAAGGCACTAATGCCTGCCCTGTGCGTATGACCACAGACCACAGACTTGCCGAATTTCTTAGCCAGCCCTAGAGCTGTAAGTCCAGCATTGGAGTTCATTGATCCTTCATCGCCATGCACTAAGACCCATCCCTTGTGAAACTCGAATGGTCTTTTATGGAAGCGGATTCCGAGTCCAGCGAAGTCCATAAATTTTGCGTATTCCAGTTCTGGTAATCCGATGAGGCTAGGTGCGCGTAATAGTGTGTGGTATAGGCGGTCTGTGTGATTGCTGCGAGTGACATCTGTTGTGCCGAGTTCATAGAGAATATCCTGCGCAAGGCTTCTGTCAGCATCTAGTGTACCTTCCCACTCCAACTTAGTACCCTGCGCGTAACGCGATTGAGACTGCATATCTAGCTCATCGCCTGTGTTTAACACAAGGTCAAACTTCTCTCGCTTAACTAACTTGATAAGATTCTTAACGGCTTGCTCATGGTGAAATGGGATTTGGCAATCCGAAATAACCAAGTATCGGCGTTTAGTCATCGTCCTCATCTTCGTAATTGCCGAACTTCTCTGGATCGACAGGGTCAGGCAATATCCAAGCAGGATAGGATTGAGGTTCAGTAATCATAAACATGGCTACATCTTCTTTGAAGCCTGCTCGTTTAAGACTACAGAAATACTCATATAAACCAATGCAATAAGCATCAAGCTTTGAGTAACCTTGTTCCTCTAATGCCTTAGTTGCTTTTCTTGCCATAGCAGAATGTTACCTGTCTAGTAAGATGTTATAGATTTCATCGACTCGCGTGTTGAGTCTTTTAATCTCAGACAACAAGTGCGTGATTACATAACCTGACAAGCCACCGACTATTGCCAGTGTGCCTAAGTAGAGCGTGAAGAAATCGGACTGTGTCACTTTTTAGGAGTCGCGTATCCAAAGACACCAGCAAGAACAGCCCAAAGAACTGCACGATAGTCAAGTGCAAAGTTAGATGCAGCCCAAGCTGATAGAAATGCGCCAGCAGTAAGGATGTAAGGATTCTTCATGTTCATTAGTTTCCGCCTAACATAGGTATCGAATAAAACTCACCCAGTAAGTCAGCTTCTTTCTTAAAGCTGACATGCATGTGGTGAGTGTGTTTGTTAGCCCCTGTGTAGTTGCGCCACTTCCAGTTAAGGATGGGAGACGCAATCCTGCCGTTAAAAATAATGTACGAAATGCGCTTTTCTGCCTTAGACTTGCAACTGATTCGAAGCTGATCTGCAAGGTCTGGCATGATATGCGGTTTGACTCCTGCACCGAATAGGTCTGCATCAAGGTCAATGGCACGAACCCAGCCCTGCTCATCTGGATTATGATCAGACTTGCGAGCAGCGTGTCGGGTATCACCGACCCAACCATCCGATGCCCTATCACGATCTGGGAAGGAATCATCTAACTGCTCTCTTAATTGGATTGCAGCTTTAGATAACTTTGGCTTCATTAGCCAAGTAACAACTTTGCTTCATCGGCAGTTATGCCTAGTTTAGCCAATAACGCGGCTTTATCAGTTAAGGATTTTGCTTCCGCTTCCGCTTCTGCTTTTGCTTCGTTTTTAAGTTCAGCAAGAAAAGCATTACGAGTTGCCTGTTCCTCGTCCGTCATTGGTCGTTCAATAGTTTCACCAGTTGCTGCATCAGTTATTGTTATTTTATCGTTTGCCATTATTTTGCCAATCCATAGACGGTATAAGTGCCTGTTATGTTTGAAGCGCCTGAAAGATAAAGTCCAGTATAAGTATTTGCTGAATCAACTTCACCACCACTTATTGAAATACCGTCACTGTTACCACCATTACCAATAGATGACCAGGTTGGATATTGGCTTGAATTACCAACATTTCCGATATTTACAGTGTATTGACCGCGAGTGAGGTTTGTGTTGTTACCTAAAGTAATTTTAGTACCATTATTCACATTGTAATTTCCTGCTGTGCCATTGGCCTTCATGTAATAAGAACCTGAATAGTAATTAGTTGCTTGGACTGTTGAGGTGCTATATTGAAATTGCAGAAATATGGCAGAATCATTAGAACCAGCATTTAGGCTATTTACAACCAAAATGTAATTCGTGTAAGTAGATGTAAAACAACCATTGATGGCAACACCCGCTGAAGTTGTAAAATCTGCCGTAACAATTTTGGTAAGTCCGCTTGCAGAAGTTGCTGGCGTAGCCCATTTCAAGCCTGTCGCTGTTGTTGAATCCGCGGTTAAAACTTGATTGTTTGTGCCTACTGCAAGGCGCGCAGGTGTGGATGAGGCAGTTGCTCCAATAATGTCACCTTTAGCAGTAACGATAGAGTTCTGAATTGCATTTGGATCATCAAGGGAAACCCAAGCTGCGCCTGTGTAGATTTCAACTACATCTGTGTCTTTAAGGTATGTGACCATTCCCTCTGCGAGAACGCTTGCAAGAGCAGTTGTACGCGCTGCTGCACTAGCAAAGACCATAACTGTCTGTTGCTGTAGATAAGTATTAACATCGCTAGCTGACAGCACATCTCCTGTGCTAAACAGCTTGTAGCCTGCTCCTGCCATTGTTACTCCTTAGTAGCTAAAAGATGATACCCCTAAGATACCATATTGGGTAGAATTGAGAATGAATGCATCGATAATCGGTTCTGCTGTCGTAAAATTGACTTTCCATGAATCTGGTCTGATTTGCATTGCGACGCCAAATATCTGTTGAGTCTTTGACAAGGTCGTGTTAGACGGCTGACTGGTAGTAACAGTAATGGGATCAAAGAAGTCAAGTCCAAGGCCTGCAATAGTACCTGCATCATAGTTATCTTGCTGTAGGTCAAGAGTAAGGCTATCCACTCGCACTACTGTGTCTTTGCGGGAGGCCACGAATGCCTGTGCATATTGTAAAGCTACTGCATCGGTCTCCATAAGCAGGCCAGATTGATTGTAGGAATGAGTAAAGTATTGAGCAATGGAAGCGGCATCCGAAACCGTCTGCACTGTGCCACCAGTACGGGTAACAGTTGCTAGGTTGTAAATCTGAGTATCGTCAAATACCCACTTAACATCAAAGTAACCAATGCCAGTGCCATCATCGTTAAAGACCACAGGTGTGCCACCAATAGAGCCAGCAGTAACTGCACGATCTTGAAAGACTGCCTTGCCGTCTGCTCCCATATACACAGCCCCGTATTCAGTTGTAGCAACTGTCTGCATGGCTGAAAGTGCAGTTCTTTGAGTGCCAGAATCTGCCTGCACTGTGGTCTGTCCTGTGTCAATA